GTCGCTCCTGTTATAGGGTACCTTCAGTATACACATTTTGGTACAGGAGACAATCACGCACTATAAGTTGCTAACAAATGATACCGCAACAACAGCGGATGGGATTCCGGGATGTGGAGACGTAGGTGCAGTAGAGTCAAGCGATAAAGATAAGTCTGCTGTAGCCCAATACATTTCGATGTACTGACCTGCTGTTAGATCAATAGAAAAGTTCCAAAACACTGGCTGGTTAGCATTACCTTTAATTGTCTGTTCCTGCCCACCATAAGTTACATCGGTTCCGTTTTTGTTAATCCACGTGGTTATCTTAACATCAGAAGAGTTAGTGTGTGCGGTTTGTAGCGTCACTTGGAAGTTATACACCCCGTCGGCAGACACGGTGATTTCGGTGTCATCAACGATGCTAATCCCACTTTCAATATACGTATTTTCAAATTCTACCGGGTAGCCAGTATTAGTCGCCACCGCAGCCTGATCGGTCGTGCTATAAAAAAGCCCCCGTGGCATGTATAGAAACTTGCCACCATCATCGGTACTGAGCAACGTGTTGAGAGAGTTCACGATACGATTAAAGAATAGTCGCAGAACGTTGCTGTTCTGGTCCATAAATGGGCGACGATACTCTTCGGGGGCTAGTGGCAGAGCAGGCGGCTCTGCTCTCTCAATTTCGTTAGCCATTAACGCCTCCCATCAGGGCGCATATCCACTCGTGGTGAGCCTAACTGCCATTTAACTCCAAGACCATCCGACTCCATTTTAAGCGAAAGTTGTCTACCACGGACGCGTGTGTTGACCTGTCCCGTGAACTGCTCAATCGGTACGGTGGCTGTGCGTGTTACTGCACCTGAGTTTGCCCCACCTTCTGACAAGGGACTGTTATACCCAGACCCAGAGTTAGCTAGAGGTAGTAAGCTCATAGTCGCTGCTGGATCGTTAATAGTAGACCCATCAAAAGTTACGTCAGGCATAATTCGCCAAATAAAGGCGAAACGATCCCCATCATCGAGGTCAAACTGTCCTGATGTAATGGATGCCGCAATAGCTACGGGAGTACCTGTTTCGTTATCATCTGTACCCTGCTCGTGATTGACGAGGTTGTAGCTATAGGTTGCGGCAAGGGGGAAGTCACGAAGTCCTGAATCTAGCCATGCAGTTCGTGCCATGGTGCCGTAATACCATGTCTTCTCAAGATAATTATACACCACATAGCGGTCTACATTGTTGCTAGTAGACGAACAATAGAACCACCAAACTTCGTGAAACGCTTCGTTTGTACCCGCAAAAATCTGGTCATATTGCAGTGTATTGAAATCGTTAAATACATAGCGGCGAACATTGCATTGTAGTGGTTGGCTACGACCATCATACATATAGAATTTATCTTTACCCATCCAGAACGCCATACCACTAGCAAATGCCACTGAGTTCATTGACGCAATCGAGATATTATCCCCAACCAACTGGGCACCCCATACGGCGGGTGCGCCTTGGTATTGTAGTGAATAAAGAGAAGAATTGGTCCAAACGAGCACCTCTTGGCGAGCTTGTTTAGCAGCCACAATCTCAGTCCCCCGAGATAACCTCAAGGAACCCGCTTGGTTCGTAGATGCTGGCGTCCAGTTTGCAGGGTCTTCCTGATCGGACCAGCGAATAAGCATTGGGTCTACAGTAGCAGTACCAACATCGTTAGTACCCATACAAAAAACAAAACGGTTTATATCAGATACGAGAATAACATTCTGTGACTCAGGTACGTCAGAAGCGCCTGATAACGAGCTAAGATACACACCGCGTGTACTTACGCCGTTTGTTGCATCCCAGTAAAATATATCCCCGCCACGGGGTCCAAACACAAGGTCTTCCCCAAAGTTTGATTGGCTCCAAAGACGTATTGATTCGGTGGAAACACCGCCCGTACCCCAGACACCTGCGCCCCATGTACCGCCGCCCCAACCTGTAAGGGGGACTTCAAACGGTTCACCAGTACGGATTTGGTACGCGCCAACTACAGACGCCCCGCCGTTACCCGTGTCTGATCCATCAGCTAACACAGGGTCACCTGTTACGTTATCTTTAGCTTCAACTTCATAGGTATCAGCATCGGTAACCACAGTAATCTGATATTCTTGATTTAAAACATCAGCGGTTATATTACCGCCAAGGGATACCGCACCGCTAAAAGTAACAAAGTCATTCTCTCGCGCACCATGCCCTACGTCAGTAACAACAAGCGTAGCGTCACCGTTTGTAGCCGCGAACGTCACAGCCCCCGCAGCGGTAGTCTCTCGAATTGGCGTAATGTCGTTGTAGCCACCACCCTGCTCTAGGTAAAACTTTAAGTGAGTGCCAACCCCAATGAGGTTGATGCTACCTAGTGTCACCCAGTTCCACAGGGATCGGCATGTGCCAAGAAAAGTAGTGCCTGATATTTGTGACCAACCACCGATTTTCTCAGGAAACCCTTGTCTAAAACGTACTTTATCGCACTCGTACCAACCACCTTCGTTGGTGTATCGTGTTACTTCGCGGTTAATTCCGGGTTTAAATATTAGTTTTTTCAAGGGCATGGGATCACCTACATAGTTTCACCAAATACTGGTGGCAGTGTTGTGACCTCAATGGACACGCTTTGTTTTAAATTTAGCGCTTGACCGCAATCAGAGCAAGTGTCTGCTTCAAGTTCGGCCTCATCAAGGTCATATCCACAATTATGACAAACAATTTCTATTGTATGTGTAGGTTCATCTACACCATCTACATTCCTTGCCTGTACTGTTTTACGCATCGTCAACCATCTCCAAAGCGGTTTCCAGAGTTTCTTTATTCCGTCTAGTCCATCCTTTACCAAAAGTATCGAAGGTTTTTAGACTTTCATAAAACCTCTGGCGAGTGTGATACACGGACTCGATTATATCTTTGGGCTTTCTATCAGCCACAGCTTGTAGTGTTTTTGGTCCAATCGCACCGTCTTGCGCGGCTCCTACGCAACGCTGAATAGCTTTTGCGGGGCGTCCACTACCGGAATTAACGGCCCAATCGAACGCGGCCCAGTCCAAACCACTGGGTAACTCGTCACCACGTACTTTATCCCAGTACCGTTTCTTGTAAATAGGAGCGACCATTTCAGGGGTAAGGTCACGCATTTCCTGCTCAGTGACTTCGCGCCCCATCCACTTTTCATAGACTTTCTTGGTTACTCCGAGGTTTGTCATACCCCCCGGATCGCGGGGATGATTTACGAAGCCCCCTTCGTGTTTCAACAACATCTGCAAGCATTTATCAAAGTTCTGCTTCATCCCGAAGCCCTTTCTATGTTGAATCTTAGGTTCTCGTGGTCGGGATAGTGCACAACAACTGGCCCTTCAGGGCACTCATAATTGATAGTGGCAAGCAACGTAGCTTCTCCTAGTGCTACGCGATCATAGTGCCCTTCCTGTACATACATGTTAAAACCAAACTTATCGACCTTATCGTTTGCAGGTCCAGAAAACTTAGTCACACTGGGGGTAGCAGGGTGCACGACGTATTCGCTGTCACGAATCTCTAAGGTGAATCCCACCACATCACAATCATCACGTATCTTTTCCCGTGCCACAATTACACGAAACGGGCCATCTATAGGCCCATCGGTTATTTCAAAGTGTTCTGGTGCCCATTCAAGAATAGGTTTATCAAACAAACCAAATTTATCGGACAAGGTGTAGCCCCCACCGATCAATGCAAAGGTAGCAGTTACAGCACCAATGCCTTTGGTTATGTTGTCCAAATCCACTATTTTGTGACCCCTTTATACTTCTCGAATGTACGCAATGAGCCAAGTCCTAATAGTCCGCCAAGGACAGTCATAAGGGACGCCATATCAAACTCAGGAAGAGTAGGGATACTCCAGCCCATAAGCGCAACAAGGAACACAAGCAGGGGCTGAATAACAAAATGATAGCCAAACGCTACACCGCACACCCATCCGATGAAGGGTCGCCACCCGCCTTTAAATATGCTGCCTGAAGCCGCTTCGGCTTTATTTACTTCGATTTGAGCAAGTGCAAGTTCCTGCGCCTGCTTCTCAGCCATTGTCGCAATCTCATGCGCCAACTGAGCTTTTTGGTCTTTGTCCTCTACAAACTTATCCAGCAAGCCAGTAACAGGACCAATGAGTGCTTGTAGCATTGTAACCTCCACAGAATACTACCTACCTCACCTTAATAGATTACTGCATGTTTTGCAAAGATTACTTAACTAACTGCTTGTGCAGCACGAACGATACCACCGTAGCTCCTATCGCTGTAACCAATGCTTCAGTCCACCAATAACCAAAATGCGTAGGGTGCATACCTAAATCGGCAAATAAAGTGGCAAGACCTATTAACACCGCCCCACCAAGACGCGTCTTTAACCACTCCTTTACTTTAGGTAAGTACAAACAAACCAGATAGATAATAGTAGCCCCTGTAGCTGTTTTAGCCGCAGTTATCCAGTGAGGTAGGTTTAAGGCAAACACGTTACCCTGCACCATCGTAAGAAGACACGCGGCTCCCGCAGAAGTCCATTTCTCCGTGATTTCTTTTATTTTCGTGACATCCATGCAGACATCCCCATATAAGCTCCGACTATGCCCGCCGCTGACAAAAAGAAAAGATCAGATATACCTGATAACGCTTCAACACGCTCTATCGGCACAAAAAACATAGCAAGTGTGAACGCTCCCATGGCAACGAGTGCGGCGACTGCCATCCGACGTTGTGCCCGCATTTTACGCAGCTCGGCCTCCTCTTGCTTGATTTCTTTGGCGTGCTCCAACTCTTCGTCAGTAATTGTGCCATCTCCGTCCAAATCATACTCAGCATATTTAGTGTCCCTTTGGAACGTCTTTTTTGCCATTTGCACTCCTTTCCACCACATAAAGGCAAATCTGTTTATTTGTGGACATAATGACAACTTTGCCGTCCTCGTCATAAACTATGTACTGGATAAGCCCTTTACGCCGCTTCCCTTCTTTTAATCTATAAACCACCGTCTCTTAGAAACTTTACCCATAATATTAACCCTATACAGCCACCGATACCTACGATCCCCGCTATGCCCCACGCCACATACTCCCACATCTTCTCTATGTCTTTCTTACGTTGCGCTTCTGCTTCGCGTCGTTCTCGGCGTGCTTCAGCCAAATAACGTACCCAATCATCGTGTAATCCGGGTCGTCCGTAGAGTTTCATCATGGAGGTAAGTTCTTTTTCGGCCTCACGAATACGTTCAAGGGCCATAAACTCTTCAAAATCGTTGGAGTCTTTACCAGCTATAGAAGACCAAATGCTGTTTTTCTGCTTCTCGTGCCTGCGATTGAGGTCTTCTTTGGCACTGACCATCTTACTGATAGCGCCAAATGCTCCAGACAAATCTCGTCCGTTAGCAACGAATTGCTTTACTACGGCAAAGCCAGCATTAAACGCGGCGAGTTCTGCGAGCATAAAAAACCCTCAAACAAAGTTAAATATCGCAGCACTACGGCGTGTTTATTTTATAGCATAAGAAGTTATCGTGTGTACAGTTATTATTTTGTATCAGGCGGTGCGTAGTATTGTGGGGGACAATACGCGTCAGGATGGACGACGTAACGCTTACGCTCGTAATACTTTTTGTAAGAAGACCATGTAGGGTCTACATAGTAACAAATTTTGACAAACGTATTTACGCCACCAAGCCAAAGGTGGGCATGTGTAACAAGAATAAGGACGTAGAGCGTCAACCCATCTTCGTTAGAATCGCCACAAGCATGGCGATGATGGTACCAGCCGCACCGATCAAGATAGCTTCTAAACGCTTAATCCGAGTGAACACTTCTTTGAATTGAATGTGCACTTCGGTCTCCAATTTAGTTACTCTTGGCTCGATCTCGTCTATACGACGATGAGCTTCTTGAACGGTGCGACTCATGTTTCATTCACTCTGCGGCTTGTTTAGCTTCTAACGAAGCAGATAACATATTTACAAACGCCTCACGACCTACCTGAAGCTGATCTACATTAAACCGCGCACTGGCTAGTTTGCGGTCAAGATCAGAAATGTGGTTGACCATGGCAATTTGCTGTTCCGATAAGTCTTCGACGTTATGTTCAATGTCGTTGACAGTGATGGTTTTCTTTTCATCTTTCGCCATCGTTTGTCTCCTTTTAGGTTAAGTTAAGATGCCCAAGGCAGGCCGTCTGCTTGCGTTGCGGCACGGTCGATCTGACCTTGCACCTTGGCGGTACGGTCTGCTTCGACACGCGCTTTTGCTTCCGTAGGGGTTTCATCGCCTTCGACAAGGCTGTCATACACCCAGTTCAGCACGTCTGCTTCAGTCAGATCGGCGTAAGGGATGTAGTCTGGGCTTGCGGGGTCTGGCTCAAGCCGTAGCTTGCCGCCCTCTGTAGCAGTGTAGGACGGAGTACCGTCACTTGCCGCTACGCAAGACCAATAGACGAGGAATACTCCACCGTCTGAATCTTTATGCGTCATGTTGTTG